CTATCAAACTCAGAACTAATCTGTTCTCTTTGACCCCCGAATATCGGCCGCAGATCAATTGTTTTGCCTTCTTGGCCAACAATAAAGCTTGCGATGTGCTTGCCCCTCTTGACGATCCTGTAATCGTTAAAGCTCACATCAAGGGTTAACAAATCCCCACTTTCATATTCAGTATCTATGGTTAGGTACTCATTTGTAGGATTTTCCTGCGTAATTGCAATCTCGGTGCCAGTACTGTCGTAACTGGTAATTATTTGAGATACCACATTAAAGGGCGACACATAGTCCCCATCTCGGTAGGGAATTCTTCCATTAATATGACCGGCCTCGGTAGGGGCCACCATCTCCGGATCTTTCCAAATTTCAAGCTCCACCATGTCTGATGCTGCAGCATTCAGGACTAGCGGACTTGTCACTAAAAGATTTTCAACATTGTTGCCTGAGCTGTTTTTAAAACGTGGTTTGCTTCGGAGTGTCATTACTGATTGCCCCGCGCCACCAAATAGGCCCCCAACGACTGGCTCTACGGCTTTACCAAATGCCCCATCTACAGTCGTAATTTTCGCCTTGTCTTCACTACCCCCGTCTACCAAAACGCTGGCCCCGTAACGCTCAATAAACTCTGACCGGGCTATATTTCCACCGTTTGATATTTCAATCCATACTGGAAGACTTGGTGTGCTCAGTGAAGGAATGTCGTATGACCTTGCTGGTCCGCCACCCGAGTCTTCTGTCAAATCATTCCTTTTCTGGGTGTCAGCCAAAATCAATTCGTGCACCAGTATCCATCGAGCACGTGGAATTTGGGTGATTGATGTGGGGAGGTTTTCGTCTTTGTCAACAAGGAATAAGTAGAAGCGGACGTCACTCGCTCCATACCACCCCCACTCGATCATGGTCATGAAAGTCTTGGACAGATCAAGCTTTTGCTTGGATTTTCCTGTTTCATCGACCTTGTCCCCATTCCACTGCGAGCGGGGGATTCTTATCTCGTAGGGCAGTCCGTTGCCCCCGCTCGTGCGGTAAAGGATTTGCAGACGGTCACCTTGGCCGTCCCCGCTGCACTCTAGGAAAAAACCATCATTAGGGTCACCAACACCCCACAAGCGTTTGACACTGACCGGTGTGGCATCCACTGACATGCGGACGGCCAAACTTGCTCTGACAATTCGCCCCGGTTGATAACGGTATCGCTGTTTAGTAGTGATTCGGACCCTCTGGAAACCCCCGTCGTTGCTATTAAGAATTAACTGGGCTGAACTGGCGGCTGGGTTGTATTTAATTTCGGCTTGCGGGGTTGCGGGGTAATGGGCACTAGCTTCCGAAAGCTGAGTCCAACGTGCAGATTCTGTGCCATCAATTTCGGGGCGCTCGTTCAAGCCGGTGACGTCGTAGATCCAGTCTTCACTGGTAAGCTCGTAGGCGTCGTTCCGGGTGAGAAAATTGTAAGGCCGGGTGGCTCGAGGGAAACCCAGTAAATCACGAATAACTTCGCTGGAGTAGCGATAGTTGTCGATAACGGGAAAGACGTAATCTTCCCGAGGCAACGTGATTGGAAGACTTTTGACTGCTTGGACCTGACCAACAGGAAATTTGGATGCACCTTGAACCTCAACCCCGTTGCGTACAACACTTTTTTGCCCGATATCTTCGGGGAGTTGATAGGCCGTAGTCATCAGCGCTGACCCCAGGTAATGCTGGCTTTACAGGTGTTCGACGTATTGTCGATGGAGCGTGCAGCAATCACCAGCACGTCGCCGGCCGTTCCGGAAGCTGCGGTTGCTTCACGGGTCAGGTACTGACGGGCAAAGGCAAAGATCTGGGTCAGGTCGACGTTTGCTGAATCGGCGTCGCCGGTAAAGAAGGACGCGATTTGCTCACCCCCCGTGTATGCAAAAAGTGCGTTGGAGGGGCTTGCGGGCGAGTTGTACTCGATTGCCGAGAGTGTGCCCGTGCTGGTGTAGGTGGTTACTGGGTTGGTGGCCGAGTCGGTGATTGTGGTCGGGTTCTTTACGAGGATGAACTGCCCCCGATGTGAACTCACCATTGAGAGTAGCAAGGGGAAGACCCGCATAAGGTTGCGCTTGGTCTCACCTTGGGAATTGGTGATATTTTCCTTGATTCGCAACGCCAGCAGAGGTTTGAAGGTTGTGGTACCCACGCCGGTGACCTTGGCGCCGTCCTGGCTGTATATGGAGAGCTTGCTGTAGTCACCACCATCAATAGAAATCTGAGCACCAAATTTGCGGAGGTAAGCGTTGGCGGAGAGGGTGCCGGTCTTCTCCACTCGGAACTGCATGGGCAGCGTCGGGTTACCCAAAGAGGGGTAGGGGATTCGATCAGAGCAATTTAGATTGTGGGCAATCACCCAGCGGGCTGTCTTAACGGTTTCCCCTGCTGGGAGATTGGCGTCAACAGGAACATAGAAGAGGAGACGTGAGCCCGTACCGCCATACCAGCCATACTCGATGCGGACCATCACCAGATTGGTGAGGCTGAGCCGGTGGACTGAGGTTGGATCAGCAGCTCCAATAAGTAAGGAGCCGGCGGCGCCCACCATGGTGTCTCCATTCCAGTAGCGGCGGTGGACAATTTCCTCCATCACGGTGGGGGACGAAGACACCAGCTTGTAAATAGTGCCGGAGTCTGTGCGGGAGGGCTGAGCGGCCATTACGGCGGCATCAACGGTAAAGGTCACAGGGTCCGTGCCCTGAGCGGTATATCCATTAAGGTGGTCTTTGGGGCGCTCACCAGAGCTGGTGCGGCGGATGTAGTAAAGCTCATCACCAACGACGCGGAGCATATAGCCATCTATACCATCAAACATCCCAAATTCAATGTTTGTGTTGGTGTCTCGACTCATTGAGATACCAAACGATGCAGATGTAATCCGCCCTGTTTGATATGGGAATGCTTGCTTAGTAATCAAACTTGCAATATTTCCATTTGCTGCCGCTGGAGTAATGAGGATCTCTGCTGCAGACTGCTGGAGTAGGTGGTTGATCTGGGTGACGCGAGCACCGCCAGTGGTCTGCTGACTCTTAGCCCAGATGTTCTCGTCAATGTCGATGAGGTTGGTATCATCGAAGATGGCTAGTGGGGTCTGAACGCGGGGGATGCCTAGCAGATCGTCCCGAACCTGGGAGGGCGCGGAGAGGTTGTCAAGGATCGGAATGGGGCTCTGATCTGATGCAACAACAACGGGGAGCGAGTTAGCGCTGGAGGCTTGCCCCGCCGGAACAGGCGCAGTGCGGCCTACTGTAATTACACTTACGCCTTCTTCAACAGTTGCCATTAGGGCTTAACCTCAATTAACAGAATCTCTAGAGATACGCGGAATCACTTCAAGTGTTCCAATAGCCAGCGTATCTTCTTTATACACCGATATTGTACCTGAGTTGGAACCCACAGAAAATGTAGGAGTGCCATTCGTTGTAGGGACTAATTCAAATATTGTGTTGCTAATAATTGCCAGCTGATTATTATAAAAATTGACGTTGTCATACACGCTCTGCCCCGTTCCCGTAATCAGAATCTGATCTTTTGGGGTGAGCTTGTGAGGTGTTGTGGTCGTAATTCTGACGCGGTTGCTAACTACACCACCGGGGCCGGTGAAGGAAGCACCACTGGTAATGCCACTGATTGTTGCTTGCGAGACTGTGTAGTACTCGCGTAGATCCCATAGAAAGACACCCTGTTGTTCATCGGTTATATCAACACCAGAGGAAATGCCTGATTGCTCGATTCCTCGCTCTGTGTATCCCAGGGGGACGTTCCGACCAAGCGCTTCAGTCTGCTGGCTTGTGAGACGTAGTTGCAATTCGCCAGCAGTTTTGTTGAGCTCGACAATCCCGAAGGAATCGACGACGGAGGCCGGAGTGGTTGAGTTATTGAAGAAGCGGCGGATGTCAGCAATGAGTACGGAGTTGCTGTAGTCGTAGGGCGTTCCCCACGGTTTTTCAATATTAAGATACAGCTCATCAAAGCTGTCTCCCTCTCGAACCGTAACGGCTATATTGTCCAGTGCCATTGCTATTTAGCCATTAACTTCTGGATTAGGCGCTGCCGGGGAGTGTCCGGGATCTCTTCAACTTTCTGTGGAAGATGTACTGTCTGCGCTTTTTCTAACTTTAACTGATTTAATTCAAGAACAAAGGCATAGTAGGTATCATTTAAGTTCATCAATCGCTTTACTTCGGCCTCCAAGAACTCAATACGCTCTTGCAGTGGTTTTGGTGGGACCGGTATGGTTACATAGACCGTCTTAGGCTCAGATACGTGTGTTTGTCTTAATAATGCAAGCTCAGAATCTTTGGCTGCTAAGGATGTTTCTGTTGTTATTTCAAGCCTATGAATTTTGTCTGAAAGTTCTTGGGCTTTTGCCAAAGCATCAGATAGCTTCAACTGAAGTTCTTGTTTTATTTTGAGTTCATCAGCCAACTCTGTCGCCAACCGTTTTATATGTAGCTCATTACCCATGTCAGAACCAGAGATACTGGTTGTAGGAGGCTCAGATTCACTTTGCCGAGGAGTGATATTGATTTCTTTGGTATTATTTGGAATGCGCCATTTCAGTGTGTAGATAGGATCACGCAGATCGCCGTGGTCTTTAAATCCTACGTTGTAATATACCCCAGCAGGCGTGGGGGAAAGTTCTAATTCGATGTTCCCACCCACTACGTTGAAATGTCTTTCGTAGCGCTCTGCACCAAAAAAGGGCGTTGAGGGCTTAATTACAAGCACTCCATCTCTGCCATCATCAAATAATTGGCCAAATACTCTTACCATCAGATCTCTCTATAACCCAGCGTTACACCAATTGTGCCAGCAGAGCCGGTCCATGTAATTACTGCATTCAGCTTGTCAGAAGTGTCAGTTTGGAAGAGACCAAGGGGATTGCTCACAGATACGACGCCTGAGGCGGGGATGTATATCAAACCAGTAACATCATCTGATGCATCAGACTGAAACTTGATGCTTGCACTAACACTAGCGCTAAGAAGTAGGCTCATCACGCGCAGCTTTTTCCCGACTACAGCCGTGAGTACGTCGGCAGAGGCAGTTAAATTCTGAGCTTGAAATTTTAGGTCCGCAGTAAAGGTGTCGTGGTAAGTGACGTAGGGGCTAGCCGTAGTTCCAGCCCCCGAGGCTTGAATATATGCATCATTGCCATTGGCATCTCTTCCAAAAAGCGTCATCAGATAACCCCCAAGAAAATACTATTGTTTCTGTAATTTGCGAAACTTGCCTCAAAGCCATACAAGGCAAACCAAACTGAGTAAACCCATGGTGTTTTGCCCCCGTCTCTAAGGACCGCACGTATTCTTACTCTAACGGCTCTCTCAAAATTAGCCTCGACTCTGAGTTGGGGTGCATTAACTATTTCCGTTGCTGACCACTCATCCTCATTATCTTCGAAGAACTGCTTTTCGACTTCGTAGAAATTAAGGCGATCATCAGGAAGCGATTGTCCAAAATAGGCGCCGGGGAAAAGAATATCTGTAATAACAAAAGGCCGATATTCCAGGCCCTGCCAATTCACAAGAACTTTCGCCTTGTTTGTCATTATGGGTCTACCAATAATCCAAAGGTAATACCACTTGGTAATAGCTTGGGTTTACCTTTGGGTTCAAACAGACTTGTCCCAATGGTTTCGAGAGAATCCTTAGTGCCATCATTCATAAATTCAAATTTCTTGGGATCATATTTGATGCCAATTACTTGGTAGGTACCATTTGATTCTTCCGAAATTTCCTGTACTCGATAGCGGCGGAATGCTTTGGTATCGCTTTCGTTGACCAGAATCCAGGAGTGCATTGGTGTGGGCTTGGAGGGGTAATCACTTGAAACGGTAATTACCTTGTTCGCAACGCTACTCACTGTTTTCTTCATACACACACCCGTGTCACCATAAACATAAAGCGTGTAGCCAGTATATGTACCACTAGGCAGAGTACGGTCAATTGTAACTTTGTCCTTTGTAGCACTACTAATTCGGCCTCCGTAGGTTCCAGGAGTCTTGTACTCGTCCGCAATAATAATTATGTCACCAGGCAGTAGTAGAATTCCCTCTGATGCCACCCTGAATGTTATTGTTTCGTTGTTATAGATATTGCTACCCAGGATGTAACGGCCCACTCTTTCTGCTGTTTTGCTATCTATGCAACCAACGGCACGCACATCAATAGGTCTGTATCCATACCGGTCGATGGCTTCGGGATGATGAACGGCAACTTTGGCCTCCGCGTAAAAATTCTTAGGGTTGATGTACGAGACGTTGGCAATGGTTCTTCGGGCGGCTTTTGCCACGCCCTCATAAGAAAAGCATGGCGCCGTTATCTCTCCGTTTTCATTGCTTTCTTGGATAACATTTGATGGAGAAAATAGCTTGTATTCACTATCATCAGCTACTGGTTGGTCGATGACTACACCAATCTTGCCCCCTGCATAGTAGATCTGAGCCTGGAATGTTGAAGCAACACTCTTGATCAGATCGTAAGCGTCAGAAGTGTTGTCTATTACGGCGTGAAACTCAATGTTGTTGTTCTCACAATATTTTGCAGCTTTCTGAAATGAGCCGAGGTCCACATCCTGCATGCGAATTCCGGGTTGAATAATAGATGATTTAGTTCCACTGGATTTGGTGTAGTTTCGTCCACCTACTCCATAACGGGGGTTTGTTAATAGATCAAGTAGTACATAGGCGGGATTACTGCTGTAACCGTAACTAATTCCAAGACTGCTGGAAATGATGGGAACATGAATTCCTTTAATCTTTGCCATGATTGAGGGCATCTGGTTAAACTCTGAAACATTAAACTTAAGCCCCAATAATGCAGATCCTGGGTAGATCAATTGTTCAGCCCATGTTACGTCTGCTGAAACAAATTGAACATCACCTTTTACCCATTGGTAAGTAGTTACATCATTTGCATTCTTAATTGATATGGGGTCTGGTACATCACCACGGTCTAGCCTCGTGACACGAATTGAAATGGGAACGTCCTTTCCAGAGATGTTTACGTCAAGAATTTGGAGTTTGACTGCTTTGGTTATAAATGCGCCCCAGTCAAATATTCGATCGTAAAATACGTGGCCATTACCATCTATGACCTGAACTGAATATCGGAGGAAATTTGCTCCCCCTAGTGTTATGTATGGCAAATACATTGAGTTGGCACTGTTTTTCCCCGTGTAGCTATAAAGGCAATAAGACGGGCCGTAGGATAATCTGATTTGTAGGTTGTCGGCGTCGGGTTGTACGAACGAACGAAGAACCTGCTGGTTGGGACCACTATCCACTGCCTGTAGTGTTGCCCCTGCAGAGAGGTGGAATCCAGCGGAGGCTACAAAATCGATTGCTCTAGCTGTTTGAGTGCCATCGGTTAACTGGATTGCATCTACATGTGAAATACCCAGTCTGGCTCCATTAAGGAAAATGTTGTCCTCAGCTTTTCCAGGTAGGCCTTGAATCTTGCCCTCAGACACAACACCCATGTAATAGCCGGTATTGTTTGAGATGTATGAGCTAATTACAGGAATACTTTGGCAAAGAAACTCTCCGTAAACCAGGGGGATTGGAGTGCCTTGTGATGTTGTTGACTGAGCACCACTAAAAATCGCGGCATCTGATTGAGTACCTTCTTGCTTATTATCCTTTTGAGGGGTCCCCGGCGTTAGCAGTCCCGCGATCCCAGTAAATAGCAACCCAAAGCCGAGAGACGCGACGGCAGTTTGAATTCCTGCAGAAATTGTGCCGGCAGCACCCCATGTGATAAGGCCGAATCCTGTAAAGGCAAAGGCAATTAGGGCGAGGCCGATGATGATGTTGAGGAATCCTTTAAATAAATTTGCGCCGGTAATCACAGGTACCAGGACCAGCTCTTGGCATGCGAAATCCAGATCCTCGTAATTAATTCCCTCTTTACTTCTATTAGTCAATACTTTCCAATAGATCCCAAACTCGTGGGATCCCTCCATGTAGGCACGAAATCCTGTAAGTTTGTGGCAAAGGGCCCGGATAGCTTCGTTGGGGGTGCTTACTTGGATGTTGTGCTCTCTTCCAAATCGCTTGCCAGCTACCCCTTCAAGAATAATCTTCATGGCGCTTTGAGTACGTTTTTGAATACAACTACCCCCTCCTTTTCAGACCACTTTTCCAAGCGGTCGTCATCAACAACATACACATATGAGGTTAGTTCCATATTCGCAGCTACAGCTAAATCGTGTTCGCTAAACCCCGCTAACCCTTTTGGATGTGAATGGAAAATGGTGTCAGGTCTGTATCGCAGGTAATCTTCAGCAGAAATCATGAACGAGCTTTCTGGAGAGTCCGAGTGGTTTGCGCACTTGATGACGCGACCTTCCTTAACCACTCCGCAGGCTTCCATAGGTGCCTCTTTCAGACAGATCTGAGCAATATCTTTATGAAGGTTCATATGTGTGCAGCAGGGAAGCCACCGAATGGGTAAGGTGAGCTGTTCCTGGCCTTACAAGCTTCTAAAGTCTTGGGACAGGTGTTGATTGGTGAAGTAGACCCACATTCTGGGCTCCCATAAACGAACGGGCAAAAGTTCGGGTACAGCTTGCGGGATGGGATTTGTAAACCCTCAAGATCCAAAGCAGATGCCAGTTCGTAAATCACACCTAGATTGGTTTCTTCTGTTTTACGGTTGAAGAAATAAAGTTCTGGTGTGAAGTAGGCAGTAGCATCATAAGTTGATTGAGAAACTCCACCTACTGATTCAAGATATTTTCCATATGTTCTGATGCGCCAGAATCTAAACCCAATTAGATCCTCAAAATCGATTGAGAGGTTTGTCATTTGACCATCAATATTTCCAATGGCAAGCTTTGGTGTGGGTAGTCGGTTACTACCTGTAATCTTAAAGTCGGATGCCTGAATAGGTACTGGTTGATAGTTGACGAGTTTATTTTTATCGAGTCTTTCATCTATAAATCGGACAACCTTGCCTCCTGTTTGTTCTGGTGATACCAAATAAATCTTCCCACCCCAGGTTGTGCTGATATGACTACCATCAATAATGTAGAGGTTTACTAGTACGTCTTCTCGCATTGTTTTTAGCTATTTATACCCCTTGTTTCGTTTACTAGTTTTACATTAAGCTTCCCCGGTCTATTAAAGAGAAGGGCTCCTTCCGATTGTTTGTAGCCAGCCCATGCTGCTATTGAAGAGCCTGATATAAATGTAAAACTATTTTTTAATCCATACTCGGTTACATAAGCGTTGTATTCAGTTGTATAAGCATCAAATTTAGTTTTGCACGCTGCATCCCATGCATCTCCAACTAACTTTCGCATATGAACTTCAAAGGCTGACAAATTAGCTGTTCCGTTATAGGCATAAGGTACTTCACCAAAGCCTTCCACATACTCAATGTGAGCTGTAACATTTACGGAATTGGTATATGAATGATGGGTGTAATTTTGAACTGTTCCCATTGAGTCAAAAGCTTTGGTGTAGCTTCCGTCTTTCGCTAATATAATATCTATCCAGGGGGCCCCCACGGCGCTGTTATAAAGCCATGGACCTTTTGGATCGAGCAGCGTTGTAGAAGATGGGTTTTCTGCGTATGGGGGGTCAAAAATATATGGGTATCCACTGCTTGGTGTAGTGGCCGGAGTATTAGGGTAATTCTGTATCCAAAATACTGAGTTTGTATTTGTCCAAAGTACATCAGGCGGCGCAGATGTTGCTCCCGAAGGGTAATTACCAATTTTAGGTGTTGAGCCAGACGTGGCAAAACTGCTTGTGTACTTCCAGGGTTCAGATCCTACATGTTTGTCATAAAGAGCTTCGAGATTGGCTGGCGATATATCTTTATTCTTCATCGGATAGGTGTTTATGAAATCCGCTCTGGTCTTATAAAATTGCTCTTGAGCCTCATTCAAAGCATCGCGGGCACCGATGAGATCCTTTATTTTTGAGTACGATAAATCCATCGTGTAATTGTGAAAAACAGGATAGCGTGCCATACTTTTAGGGTGCAAATGCTTCTATTAGTGTGAACGTAAATATTGAACGTGCAGTCGATGGTAGGTAACTGCGTTGGTAATTATTGGTCTTAAGTCTGTATTTTTTTGCCACGTTTGAAAATGGTTTCAACGTCGCTACAAAGAAATCACCTTGAGCGACGCTGTCAAGGTCAGCTATAAAAGTTGTTGCTGCTGCTGAGGAGAGTGGCTTAGTTGTAATTTCATATTCGGTAATTTTCGTATTTATGCCATCCTTTTGTATCTGCTCATAACCTTCTGCAAACTTATACTTTCTGACACGATGCAAAACCTTCTCAACAACATTGAGGGTTAGATCTAGCGTTAGGGCTTTATCTGCCACTTAGCATTCCCCCCGGGCGTCTTTCTTCAAGAATGACCCGCTTAACTGCGGAGTCAAGTGCTTTTCCAAGTTTACCGGCCTGATCTCCCGTCATTTCTGATTTTATCTGGCCATTCTGATCCACATTGACCGTGATATTTGTTGTCACGTCACCACCTGCACTACCATTCATGTCCACTGGGATTGCTTTGCCGTTTGGAAGAGGAACAATCGCCTCGTTATAAGCTCCTTCGCCAACAAGCCCCAAGGTTGGCTTATTTGCAATTCCTCCTGTG